CTGGAATGAATCATGCTTGTGGTGCTGGAGGCGGCGGTGCTCGTCTTATAGAAAATTTTGATGTAACACCTTTTCACGGAACAACACCTATCACTATTGGTGGCGGTGGATCTGGTGCGCCTACAGCAGGTGGACCACCTAATGGAATTACTTTCACTGGAGTAAAAGGTTCTAACTCATCTGCTTTTGGATACACTGCTACAGGTGGAGGAAGAGGAGCTTATGGTGATGGTACCCCTGCAGATGGTGGAGCAGGAGGCGGAGGTGTGGGTGATGGTAATGAAGGTGGATATTCACCACCTGAAGGAGCTGACGGTGGAGCTGATGCTAAAACGTGGGGTAATGCTGGCGGTGGCGGTGGCGGTGAAAGTGGTCAAAATGGAGATCCTCCAAGCGGTACTGATAGTATTGGTAGTGTTATTGGAGGAGATGGTGGTGATGGAACTAATTATGGACCTTATTTTCCTGGTATAACTTTTGGCCCTAGTAATAATGGATATGTTGCTGGCGGAGGCGGTGGATCTGGTCACCAAACACCTCAACCTGGTCAAGGTACAGGAGGAAACGGTGGCGGTGGAGATGCTGTATACCCAGGTAACGGACAAAACGGAGAAACTAATACTGGCGGAGGCGCTGGCTCTAATGGTAGCGGGCCTACTGGAAGCGGTGGTTCTGGTGGATCTGGTTTAGTTGCTGTAAAATTAAACCCTGTATTTGCAGCTAGTAATGTTTGGAGTTTGAAAAAAGTTTTTCAAGAAATAAAAGCTAATAATTGGGGATTACCAAGTTAAACATTTTTAAATGAAAGATATAATAATTGTCGGTGGCGGCTCTGCTGGCTGGATGACAGCTGCTACACTAATAAAATTTTTTCCTAATAAAACTATTACATTAATTGAATCACCAAATATTCCAACTGTTGGTGTAGGTGAAAGTACAATTGGTGGCATAAGGGATTGGGTTCAATTATTAGAAATAGATGAAGATGATTTTATAAAAGAAACAGATGCTAGTTATAAATTAAGTATTAAGTTTACAGACTTTTATAAAAAAGGTGAAAGCTTTCATTATCCTTTTGGAGAACCAGATATAGAACATTCAAATGACTGGTGGTTTAAAAAATTTGTATCACCTGATTTATCTTATGAAGACTATGCGGAATGTTATTATCCTCAAATGCAACTTATAAAAACAAATAAATTTAGTAAACAATACGAATATGCTTATCATTTTGATGCAACTAAATTTGGTTTGTGGTTAAAAAATAATTATTGTATACCTAGAGGAGTTAAACATATACAGGAAGATATTAAAAACATAGAACAAAACGAAGATGGGATAACATCTTTAAATAATAAATATAAAGCAGATTTATACATAGATTGTACAGGTTTTAAATCTATGTTGTTAGGAGAAACACTAAAAGAGCCTTTTGAATCTTTTGAAGATATGTTGCCAAACAACTCAGCGTGGGCGACTAAAATAAATTATACTAATAAAGAAAAAGAATTAGTGCCATATACAAACTGCACAGCATACAACAATGGCTGGATTTGGAATATACCACTTAGAAATAGAATAGGCACAGGGTATGTATACTCAGATAAATTTGTATCTGATGAAGAAGCATTAAAAGAATTTAAACAATATTTAAATAAAGAAGACTTAGAGTTTAAGAATATAAAAATGAGAGTAGGTATACATAAAAGACTTTGGGTTAAAAATGTATGTGCCATAGGTCTAGCTGCAGGATTTATAGAACCTTTAGAAAGTAATGGTTTGTTTAGTGTTCATGAATTTTTAATAAAGTTAGTTAGAAATATGCAAAGAGATGAAGTATCACAGTGGGACAAAGACAACTTTACTTATCAATGTAAGTTTTTATTTACTGGTTTTGCAGAGTTTGTAGCTCTTCATTATGCTTTGTCTCACAGAAAAGATACAGAATATTGGAAGAGTAATTTTAATAAAACATGGTCAGATAGTTTAATAAATTTAAAACCTGTAATACAAGATGGATTTTTAGCTAATGCTATTAGAAGAAATCAACAGTATCAATATGATGTTCAAGGAGGCTATCATTGCATCGCAGCAGGAATGCATTATGGACCTACGGACATTGTATCTGTTTTAAAGAACAACAAGATCAAGGACCTTGGATATTGGATATCTCAATGGAAAGACATAGCTTTAAGATTAGAGAAGAAAAAAAGTCTATGGAAAAAAGAAGCTTTGCAAAGTCAAAAAATTACAAATATAATAAAATAATATAAAGATATGAATGTTTATTTTTTAACAGGTATACCTAGAGCAGGCAATACATTGCTGTCAAGTATCTTTAATCAAAATCCTCATGCAAAAATAAGTGCACATAGCGTACTTCCTTTATTATTTAATAATATACTAGAAGTTAAAAAAGATAATAGATTTAAAAATTTTCCTGATTTTAAAGGTATAGACAACATAATAGATAATTTATTTAAAAATTATTATGCACACTATAATTGTTCAACTATAATTGACAGAGGGGCATGGGGATTTCATTTAGATATATTAAAACAAATGCCAGTAAATAATAAATTTATAATACTACACAGACCTTTATTAGAAGTTATAGCTTCTTTTGTTAGAGTAGATAAACCAATTAATGTTGTTAAATATTGCGATGATTTGTTATTAAAAGAAACAATTTTATCGGATGCATTAACTTCTACTAAAAATATTATCGATAGTAAAAAAGAATACTTATTAATAACTTATGACGATTTGATAAATGACATTTGTGAGTCTATAAAAAAAATATGTAAATTTATTAATATTCCTTATATAGAACCTGATCTTAACGATATTGGACAATTAAACATAAATAATGTAGAGTATAATGATAGTGTGTTATCAGGAAACTTTCATACTATAAGAACAGGAGAAATTATAAAGGATAAAAATAATATAGAAGACTTTCTACCAAAGAGAGTTATAGATAAATATAAAAACTTTGATATTAAATTTTAAGATATGAACCTTAAATATAGTTATTGGTATTTTCAATCAGCATTACCTGAAAAATTTTGTAATGATTTAGTTAAATATGGTAATGAAAAAAAAGAAGAAATAGCTTTGACTGGAGGGTTTCAAGAAAAAATAGAAAAAAACAATTCATTATCCGATGATGAATTAAAAGATTTAAAAAAGAAAAGAGACTCTAATATAGTTTGGTTGAGTGAACCATGGATATATAATGAAATACATCCATACATACATCAAGCAAATAAAAACGCTGGTTGGAATTTTCAATGGGATTATTCAGAAGCTTGTCAGTTTACAAAGTATAAACAAGATCAATATTATGGTTGGCATTGCGATTCTTGGGACGAACCTTATGTTGACATAGATAATAAAAATTATAATGGAAAAATAAGAAAGTTGTCTGTTACATGTGTTCTTTCAAAACCTGAAGACTATGAAGGCGGAGAACTAGAATTTGATTTTGGAACAGACGAACCAGATAAAAAACATAATGTAAGATCATGTACAGAAATAAAAACTCAAGGGTCCTTAGTTATTTTTCCAAGCTTTGTAAGACACAGAGTAAAACCAGTAACAAAAGGAACCAGATACTCTTTAGTTATTTGGAGTTTAGGTCAACCTTATAAATGAAATTAATAGATCACATAGCTATTTTTGAAAATGCTTTTTCAGAAGAATTTTGTAATTATTATTTAACATATTATGAAAAAGATATAAAAAGATTTAAAAGAGACAGTGAACATATACAGGATGAATCTATTAATTTAAAATACAATGATGGAGCTTTTTTAGAAATATTTTGGAGAGATTGTTATCCTAAATACGCTGAAAAACACACCATGTTAAATTCATTACAAGGTCATAGAATATACGATACAAAATTACAAAAAACAAAACCAGGAGAAGGATATCATGTGCTTCATTGCGAAGCATCTAGAATAGAAACAAGAAATAGAATACTTGCTTTTATACTTTATTTAAACACTGTTGAAGAAGGTGAAACTTATTTTCCTGATCAAGATTTAAAAATAAAACCAGAACAAGGTAAGATGATAATTTGGCCAGCTTATTTTACTCATCCTCATAAAGGCTTAACTCCTAAACAAGATAAGTATATAATTACTGGTTGGGTGGAGTTTGGGTCTTAATATGAGTTTTAAAGAAAAAAAATATCAAATAATTAAAAATGCTATTTCATCTGAGTTAGCACAATTTTGTTATAAGTATTTTATATTAAAAGCTAAAGTGTTTAAAACAATGCTAGAGAAAAAAACAGTTTCTCCTTATATAGATTTTATGGGTACATTTAATGACCCTCAAGTTCCAAACTCTTATGCACATTATGGAGATATAGCTATGGAAACTCTTTTAACAGATATGCAGAAAAAAATGCAGGATGAGACTAATTTAAATTTAATTCCTACTTATTCTTACGCAAGAATTTATTATAATGGAAATGTTTTAAAAAGACATAAAGATAGACCTAGTTGCGAAATATCTACTACAATGAATTTAGGTGGAGATCCTTGGCCAATATATTTAGAACCAAATAAAAACGTAGGTATACCAGGTGAAAATGGTTGCACATTTGAAAGCACAAATCCTGGAATAAAAATAGATTTAAATCCAGGTGATATGTTAGTTTATTCTGGTTGCACATTAGAACATTGGAGAGAAAAATTTGAAGGAGATAATTGTGTTCAAGTATTTCTTCATTATAATAATATAGAAACTCAAGGTGAAGTTAATAAATATGATACCAGACCACATTTAGGTCTTCCTTCTAGTTTTAAACAATAAAAGTATATTGCAACAGGGTGGTTTAATATGGTATAAGATCCTGTCAAAATAGGATTAATATGCTACAAAAGATAGGTTTTCAACCAGGATTCAATAAACAGATTACAGAAACCACAGCTGAAGGACAATGGGTTGATGGGGACAATGTACGTTTTAGATATGGTACACCTGAAAAAATAGGTGGATGGTCACAGTTAGGTGAGTCTAAACTTACAGGAGCTGCAAGAGCTTTACATCAT